CTCGCGTGGAATCGGTCGATGCAGGAGCGTGAGGCATGGTACGGCCGACAGGCCAACCCCGACATGAGCGGATTGGATTGAGCCAGAACGTGAAGGATCAGCGGCAGCGATGAGGAGACGAACTATGCCTAAAGACGATGCAACGCTGTCCGCTGCATCCGTTGGTTCCACTGCCGTAGGGTTGCGGCCCTACTACGAGAAAGACGGCATCGCGATCTATCGCGGCGAGTCGCTCAACGTGCTGCGTCAGTTGCCTGATGCGATATGTGACTGCGTGATAACAGACCCGCCGTACAGCAGCGGCGGATTGTTTCGAGGGGATCGCAACGCATCTCCCGACGCGAAATATGTCGGATGGAACGGCAGCGACAACAAGTATTACGGCACCTTCGGCGGCGACAGCCGCGACCAGCGGTCATTCTTTTCATGGGCTTCTCTGTGGCTGGCCGAATGCTGGCGGATCGCAAAGCCTAGTGCACAGTGCTACGTGTTTACGGATTGGCGGCAGCTTCCGGTTGTGACCGATGCCGTGCAGGCTGGAGGATGGACGTGGAGAGGCGTCCTCGTTTGGGACAAGGGAGTTGGGCGGCCCATGAAAGGGCGATACCGCAACCATCTGGAGTACGTGGTCTGGTGCTCCAACGGGGCTATGCCGGAACCGGACGACGTGTACCCGTCGACGCTGCTCAAGGTTCCAACGGTGCCGAGCGGCGAGCGCGAGCACCCGACCCAAAAGCCGGTGGAGTTGATTGAGACGCTGTTGTCGGTATGCCCGCGTGGCGGCGTCGTGATCGACCCGTTCATGGGCAGCGGCACCACGCTTGAGGCCGCGAAGTACAGCGGACGTGGAGCAATCGGGATCGAGGTGGACCCAAAGTATTGCGCCGATGGCGTCAAGCGTTTGAGTCAGGGAGTTCTGTTTTAGGTCAGTGGAACTTGTCATTATGCGGACCCGGATAGCGCAGCCGCCGCCGGATAACGCCGCGCGAAACCCACGCCACGCGGCCGCGAGACGGCAGAGGCCGGCGCTATCCGGACCGGGATAAGACGGCATCAGCGGTCACGCAGACCGCTGGCGGGTCGTGCGTTTCGATGCAGACTCGTCCCGCGTCAAGCGGTCGAGCGTGACGCCTAGGGCGTCGGCGATGGCGCGGGCTGTGGACACCCGCGGGTCTTTCAGTTGGTAGATGCACTGGGGCGTGATGCCAGCGGCAGCAGCCAAGTCGTCGATGTGCATCCCGCGACGTTTTGCCATCGACTGCACCCGCAGAAACAGTGCCGACGGCTCCCGTGTCCGGGGCCGTCCGCCAGGGTGTCTCTCCGCGACCGTTGCCATGGTGCCGGCCCCCCGATCCGTGGAGTTCCTGGGCTTTTCCGGGTTTCCGACGGTTGCAATCCCCCGGACAGGATTGCAACGTTTGAAAGTGGCGGGGACAGGAGCGAACCATTCCACGACCAACGGTGCGGCGGCCAATCCGCACCAACGGAAAAACCGGACGACCGACCACGGAGGGGACTCACCGCACGGAAGCGTGACCTATACCCACAGAGGAGGCACGCACCATGACGCTCGACACCTTTCTGACGACGGTTTACGTTCCCCTTCGGCTCCGCGGCCGCTCACCTGAGTCGGTCCGCCTTCTACGGCATGCCGTCACACAGTTCGGCCGATGGCTAGGCCGGCCGGCCGTGCTCGACGACCTGGACGACCTCGTCGTCAGTCAGTGGCTCACGGCGATGGCCGCGAAGAAAAGCCCCAACTCGGTCGCCCGCGAGCGGTCCGGGATTCTGGCGCTGTGGAATTTGGCGCAGGGCCGTGGCCTTGTGCGGCTGCGGCCGACCGTGGCGCCTGAGCTTGTGCCGCAGGGCACGCCGCGGGCCTTCACGGCCGATGAGCTGGCCCGCCTAGCCGCGGCCGCGCGGCTCGCGTCCGGGTGGGTTGGCCCGGTTCCGGCCCGGGTGTTTTTTCCCGCTCTTGTGGCCGTTGGGCTGGAAACCGGGGAGCGGATTTCCGCCATCCTCAACACTCCGCGTCATTGCTGGCAGCGGCCCACGCTCGTGGTGCCGGCCGGCGTTCGCAAAGGGGGTCGGCAGGAACGGGTTTACGAACTGTCGCCGGAGGCATGCGACCTCGTGGATGCCGTGTCGTGCCACAACGGCCCGACGGTGTTTTGGTGGGCGGCCAGCGGCACGGCCCTCCGCAAACGCTGGAAGACGATCACGCGGCGGGCTGGGCTTGGGGACGGTCGCGACGTCCAGTTTCACGCCTTGCGGCGTTCCACGGCCAGCCACTTGGCCGCGGCCGGCTTTGATGCGACGTCGTACCTGGGCCACTCCACCGATCGGATCACTCGCCGTAGCTATCTCGACCCTCGCGTGGTCGATTCCCGCCGGCCAAAGGCGTGGCAATCGCTTCCCCGCGTCTTCCGGCCCGATGAGCCGGAACCACCGGCACGGTCGGCATAGGCGGCCGTTCGTGCCGATAGCGTCCCCGGACGTAGCCGTTTGGCGAATCCCGTCTTGCCCATAGACTGCCCCCCCTGGGTGCGGTAGGCTTTACTGGCGGCCGTATTAGTTGCACCACGAAATGCGGAGAACAGCATGGCGGGAAGAATTCGCGGGCACGTTACGATCGAGAAGACCGGCAAGGGCCTGAAGTTTCAGAGCATTCTGGCGTGGTTGACGCTGCTTTTTGGGGTGGGGTTGTGCGTGGCCGGTTACTCGGAGCGTGCGGACGGCGGCATTACTGAAACGGCGGTGAATGGGTATTACACGATCGGCGCTGCGGGCGCGTGGATGCTGTGTCTTCGCATGTTGCGGTGGTGGCACCACGATTGAAGTGCCCCGAGGAACTGGCGATCATCCCACGACCCGCAGCCCGGCCGGTAGGTAGCACGCCCGCGTGATCGCTTCCGCGAATGCTGGCGACGGCCGCATGGCTTCGTCGACCGACAAGAGACGGTCGCCCGGAACGTGGGTCAGCGGCTCAGCCGACGAATACGGCGAGCGTTCGTACCAGCGGCGCGTGCGCATGACGACACCGTAGAGGCCCAGGTACACGTTCGCGGCCCTCGTGTACCACCAGCGTTCTAGCGGCAGTTCCGGGGTTCGCGAGAGCGTTTCCAGGGCCATCGTTTCACACTCCCGCTCCATGGCCAGCACGAGGCCAACGGCCGCCCGCAGTTGGTCGGGCGTCATCTCGACGACACCGGCGAGCCATGCGTCAAACGCCTGTTGCGGGCACGCTTGCCCCGCGAGTTTGGCCGTCCATGCGGCGGTGGCGGCCTGAGACTGGCGGAAGTGCATGTATTCATGCAGGAACACCGACAGCCAGATGGCGGTGTCGCCGCCTGTTGCGACGACGAATTCGCCCTGGTTCTCGTCGAAGTAGCCGCCGACCGGGGAGCCGTGGCAGTCGGCTTGTGTGGAGTCCACGAGTTGCACGGTGATTTCGGCCTCTTCCAGTTCCGCAATAACCGATTCGATCCAGGCGCACGTTTCCGGCGGCAGGTCGCGGACGGCGGACATGGCGTCACCTCGTGGCAGCGATGTAGAGACCGATATTCGCGAACGCGTAGATCAGGCCCGTCAGCGCGATCAGCCAGCCCGACATAGGGATTTCTCCTGGTAGGCCGCCCACGCCGCTTCGATGCGGTGCCGCAGCTGTTCGGGCGTGCCGTCGTTGACGAGGACGCGGTCGCAGTGCTCGCGGACGAGCGTCCGGTCGCTCGTGTGCGGCCCGGTGACGGTCCCCGGCCGCTCGATCCACCAGACTTCCCCGCCGTTGTCGCGGACGGTCGCCAGTTCGTTGAGAAACCGGGTGCCGCAAATGGCGAAGCGGGTGCGGCCCGTTCCGGTGGCGATTCTGGCCACGCGGGCCGCGGTCAGTCGGACCCAAAGGTCGGGGTGCACCATGTCCCGGCCCCATTCGGTGCCGAGGGTGCGGGCCAAATGCCGTGAAACGATGTCCAGACCGGACACCGTGACGGGCCGCTCCCGGTTGGTGCGGTCGCGGAGGATGTCTTCGGGTACGTCCAGCATGGCCGCGAGCCCGCGGTAGATGGGGTCGGCCCACTGGATCGCGACGGCCCCCGGCACCATGGCGGCGGCCACGCTCTTGCCGCTGCCGATGTTTCCGGCCAGCCCGATTATGTGCAGCCCGGCAAGTTCATCGCACCGCATCGGTTGTCTCCGTCAGCGTGTCGAGCCATGCCATGAGGTCGGCGAAGGATGTGAACACCGGTTTCCCGAGCCGCTGGAACAGACGGACTTCGGCATCGGCGCCATCGGATGCTTGCTGCCGGTATCCGGTTTGCTCGTCGGTCGCGGCGAGTCTCAGGCACACGTCGCACCGTCCGATCAGTTCGTTGTCGTATTCCACCCAGTCGCGGTACGGCCGTGGGTTGTGCAGGTGCTGAAAGTGTGACCACAGCGGGGCGATCGGAACCACCCCAATATCCAACAGGGCGTCCCACATGCGCAGTTGAAACCGCGTGTTTATGGCTTGGTCGCCCTGGGTGTAGGGACTGGCGATGTAGACCCACGGGCGTCGGATGGAGCCGGCGGCGCTCACGGTCGCACCTTTGCGCGGAGGTCGCGGTCGCACCACACCGGCATGGCGCGGGTGCATTCCAGGCGCTCGCCGTCCACGATGACGAGCGATTGGCATGGGGCCTCTGCTTCGGCGCGGATGCGCAGGGCGAATGCGTTCATGCCCACGAGGCTCCCGTTGCTCACGTACCGGCCGCGGAGCCATCCCCATTGGTGCCAGTGTCCGAACAGGTCCAGGTCCGCCCGCCGCGAGCGGTTCCATGCGGCGATGGCCTTGTTGGCCGGGATGGTAATCCCGCCGATGCCGCCCTGATACCGGCCGATCGAATGCCCGTGGTGATAGCGGACCGTGAAGCCGTCGAGGTCGAGGTAGCCCAGGTATCCCTCGGCGATTTCCCAGCGGACGTTCCGGCGGGTTTCGTGCTCCCGCATGATGAGGTACGCGTTTTGCTCGAAACTGTGCTGGTGCTCGGTGGCCATCCGCGGCTTGCCGTGATTGGAACGGCCGTGGTTGCCCGGTTGGGTGACGACGACCACTTCCCGGGCCATGTCCGCCGCCATGTCGATCAGCCCGCGGATCCGGGCGGCGGCCCAGCGCATGGCGTCCATCGGCGGCAGGGCCGTCGTTTCGGCGAGTTCCTCGTGGATGTGCCCGGAAATGAAGTCCCCCAGGCATGCCAGCACGATCCTGTCGATTTTGACCAGCCGGCGCTCGTGCTCGATCAGCGTGGCGAGCCGCTCGGCGAGTTCGGCGATTCGCTTGTCGGCCGTGGCGAGGTCGAACCGGTTGGCGCCGCTGGTCTGCTCGAACGTGACCGTTTCCTCGACGTGCCAGTCGGACAGGACGGCAATGGCGGTGGCCGTCGTGCGACGCCGGGCGGCCGGGGCTTTTCCGAACCGTTTGCAGGGCAGGTGTTTCAGCCCGGCAAGCGACGCGGTGCGCGTTTTCTCGGCGTCCAGCGCCGCGAGGGCGGCCCTGTAGCGGCCGCGCAGGCTGGCGTTTTCTGCTCGCAAGCGGGCCAGTTCGGCGTCGGCCTGCAGCCGGTCGTCGGCCGCGAGTGCCGCAACGGTAGTGGTCACGCTCTGTTTTGCTTGGCGCGTAGCCATCGGCACACCGTGTCGAAAGTGGGGAGGGCGTCCACGCCACGCAATCGCGCGACCTCGATGACCGCACGGGCGTAGGCGGCTTGGCGGATGATGCTGGGGTTCCAGTCCTCGCGGGCTTGCTCGAATTCGGCTTTGAGGTCAGGCGGGAGCCGGTCGA